CATTACACTCATCACTCATTTGCTGATGATCTTCGTTGTGGCGACGAAAATATCATCATTCATGGTGTAAAACATCTCAGTCACATCTGCCATGAATCCATCGACACTCTCATCAGTCATATTGGTGGAGTATGCGAATGTAGGGGCATCTTTACCAGCTTTGACATTGATGCCGGTGTGTCCGAGAGCTGCGTCATCCTTCACATGCGTGATGCTGACACTACACTTTCCATGAGGTTGTATGATGCCACCTTGATTGTGTTCAGCATGCACTATCAAATCATCTCCATCCACCTCAATCGGCTTGTTGATGTATTTTTGCAATATATTAGCCAGTCCGGTGTTGAACAATCGTTGATATGCAATGGCACCAAATGCATTCAGGTTTGGAATCTCCCAGAGAAAATTGATTGCATCCTCACTATAAATAAATTCATTTTTAATCACATCCTCCTGGTCTATCATACCATCAACCTCCACCTTCATCGGAGCTCTAAATGCGATTATGTTACCAATTGGCAACACCCTGTTCCTGTAAAAGCTGTAAGCAAATCTGTTGTGTAGCAGATTACCATCATACATGTTTATGTCTTTAACTATCATAAACCTATTATACTGTATATATCGACAAAATCAACTTATACTACGTTGTATCTAGATATAAATCTATCGTAGTCTTCTGGAAGATCAAAATCATCTGTGAAATCATCAATAACATAGTAATTGGTTCTCATCTCATGTCGATCTAGATCACTTGAACCTACATAAGCTCTATAATGCTCCCATCCTCCGCATCGCTTAATTTTATTTTGATTTTTCAGTGCTGCAATCTTAGTCAACATATTATGGTGTTTTTCTATATGATTTGTGTAAAAGCTCTGCACGAAACATTCTCCGTGAATACCACCAGTGAATCTAGACCCGTTCGGTCTACAGAATAACGTCCAATCTTTTACTGTGTAATTGCATATTGTCTTCATTGCCTCTTCTGTGAAGAATACATCACCATACAAAACAATCGTACGACCTTTCTCATTCCATAGAGACTTACTGTTTAAAAATTTATCTGCATCCGCGTTATCCTTGTAGTTGAAATCTGGTATGAACTGCGTAGTGCCTTCTACCTTATACCTAGCATCGTCTTTACTAACTATATATATGTTAGTGATATTATTGTATTTTAAGAGTCTAACTGTCCTGTATAATATCGGTTCTTCGTTGATTTTGATTAAGTGCTTCGGTGAACCTAAGTAATCCTTCCATCGGCTCGCCTCACCACCCGCTATAATAATTGCTGTAGTATCACACATAATGTTTCCACTTTTCGTGACTCTCTGGAACTGGACTCATACCATCTTCTATGCATATATTCTTATATCGTAATGGTTGATCTAAATCGATATTGAAATCTCCACCCCATGACTCTAACTTCACCTTTGTTTGCCACACATCCCCCTTACAATGTATACCATATTGACCGAAATTATAAACTCTAGGTATGTATGATACAACCTGAGACCTATCCCCTCTCAACACATTACTCATTTTCCAGTCCCACCCACCGTGTTTGTAATTATTTTTATATGTATGATCTGTCACCGTTTCATATTCCTCCCATCTATCTCTAATATCATTCCATCTATCCAGCCATGTACCCCAACCTTGGTTACTAAAGTGTTTATGCTTTGTGTATGTATACAATTCCTTTTCTTCTCGGATTCTTTTCGGTGATATATAGTGACCTAGACTTGCAGTAAATATACTTGAATCATCTCGATATTTTTCTTTAAAGTAATCGTGAATTCTCAGGAAATCATATGAGTATAACTGATCGTCTTCTATTAGTACTGTATAATCTTTATAATTATCAAAGCAGTAATTGAGCGCACAGTGTGAGTTCCTTGTATGCCCGAATCTCTCTGAGTTAATATGTACATTTATATCGCAAAAATTTAAAGACTTAACGTAATCTATAACACTTTGAGCATTGCTGAGTTTAGTCCACTTAGAAAGAGGTAGTGAATCTGAACCCGGTTCACAGAATATATCTAACTTAATATCCTTTACACCGTGGCACTTCTGTAGTGATTCAAGCGTACGTCTTGTGTAGTCTAATCGATCACAGCACGTCATCGCTAATGATAAGTTGTAACTCATATCTTGAAAACTGGCTCGAGATTGTTGATCCTATCTCTAAAGTTATCGTATACACTCATTCTGTTGATTTTCTTAGGATTATCTTTATACTTATCTTCCGGGAAACTATCAAACGAAACACCTAGATAATCACTGATTTTGTCCAAGTTGTCCCACATCTTCTCGAATCTGATGAACAATATGTCGTAATTCCTGTTCTGCATTTCATGATAATTGTCAAAAAATTCTTCATACTTGATGATATCAATATTATCACGTATATAATCACCTCTCGTGCTTATAGCATCTTGATCAACACCAATATTAATCCAATGTCGGGGAGAGAAGGAGTCACTACAATGAATCGACCATTCTGGTTCACTGTATATGAATACAACCTGATGACCTGTGGTGTCAGCTACCGGTTTAGTTGTGAAATGTTCACCATCGACTTCACACAAGATATTCAATGGTTTTCTAGTGTGCACGTGATGAGCTTTGCCGAATTTTTCTAGATGATTAACCAACATCCAGCTACCACTACCACCATATGAACATATATAGAAATTGCTCATAATTAACCCTGTAACTTGTTTATAATTTCCTCAGCGACCATTCGAGGTGTTCGATTGAATATCTCATTAACAGGCTTGGCTCTTTTGGACTTGTTGTCTATCATCTCCTTGATCTTACTTGTCACACTATTCACATTCCATGGCACACAATAATTGATCAAACCACCACAATAACCATCTCCACGTTTGTATTGTAAATATTCCTTACAACTCGTCCACTCACTGCTCACCACTGGGCATCCGAGATGCAATGCCTCTAGATAGGTGTAACCTGGTAGTTCATGGAAAGCTGGACCCACACACACGGTACAGTTGTTGATTGCAGATTTGAGCGTGTTGATGCTGAGTTTTACATTACCTGGCATAGATATAACCCGTAGATTGCCATTAGTTTGTGTGGTGTATTCCTCCGCTACAATCATCACATCCACATCAAGTTGCAAGCAAAGTTTTTTGAGTATCTTAACATACCACGGTTGATATCCTCTGGTCGCGACAAACACTATGGGTAGTCCTAGATCTCTGGCTGCGATCACTGTCATTAGTTGATTTTTTCTAGTCTCTATCCTACCCACTTGCAGGATATATTCATGTCTTTTCAGTCCAGTTAACTCGAGAAAACTATCATCATCCTTCACATCACCCCATAAGTCACTTGTACCTGTAGTCCAGTGTACTGAGCATGTGTTCGCATCTTTACAATCTCGTCGCATGGTAGTCTCTTCAAACTTACTATTAGCTACACATAACTTGCTACCATTAAGTACATGTTGATTCATCAATTGAAGTGTTGGTGGTGACTGTGCGAAGTAACCTATGATGTCTGGATTGTCTATCAGAGATTGTATACTCAGCTGATGTGAGTGTGGGTTCTCAACTATAGCGTTTACAGTACGAGTGAAGCCCATCATTCGTCCATAATATGTCAGAAAGTCTTCATGAAATCCAATCAACCCATATGATCTTCTGTCATGTCTCAATGTCTTGATATTGTCAGTCTGATCAAGACATGTATTGGATAGGAATGTGAACTCACACTCTCTCAGATCAGCTGCAGTCTTGGCAGTCTTAACAGACATACCTAACTGTTGAAGACCATCACGGATGGTGAATAAGGCTCTAAGATCACCGCCCCACTGACCTTCATTTTTTCTAGTTACAATACCAATGTCGTACATCAGTATTATTTAGTGTATTGTTTCTATATATCAAATTCCTTTTGTGAGGAACTTGATGGCTTTTTGAAACTCTCTTATGACGGTGTGTCTGTTGCGACCTTCGGCTTGTATTTGATTTCCGTTCTCATCTTCTGTGACAACCGGAGCCGTTTGACGTTGAAACTCTTCTTGGAACGCAGTCACAAACTCTCGACTCAACTTGAGCTTGCTGGGAAATCTCTCTCTCACTATGGTTTTGAGTAGTCCGTATTTCTCTAAAATCGTCTCGTAGCTGGTGTTATACTTCTTCATTACTATTATTTATTTAATACCAAAAGCTTTCTCTAGTTCTTCAAGCTCTCCAGGATCAATAATACCTTGTGCTCCTATCGCATCACCGTCTTCATCCATGTACAGTGACATCAGTTCTAGTTGCTCATCAACACCACCGACAAGTTCTATGATTGGTGGTCTGTCATCCTTGGGAAATAACGGAGAGCTGTCTTCTTGCCACAATTGAGTAACTGATGTGTATAGATTTCGAATCTCATCATACTCGCTGGAAACCTCAGTAGCAACATATTTAGAAACTGGTATGTAGTAGATGACATCAATGAATCTCATAGACTCAGACACAATAGGCATACACTTCTGTATGAAATCATCATCAATATTCTCATTTTTAGCATTAGCCCATATGCTGTATATTAAATTATCTAACGAACCTCCCAGATAATATACATGTTCACCCTTGCGATGTGTCTGCAGTTCGTCTACAATTGCGTTTAGAGAATCCCATTGTTCCTCTTGACTGTTGATATCGACCATGTCAACAGGTGTGGTGAATGACTCTAAGCCTTCGGTGTAGTTTTGCCACCGAGTGGTAAATGAATCAATAAACTGCTTGGTGAACAGTGGAGATACTCCAGTAAATAATATCCTCATACATCATTATTTAGCTCCCACGGAAACACAATCCACTTTTTAGTCACCTTGCCAAAGTACCGAGGTGTGAGTTTGCAGTTGTGTTTGAGACACAAGGATACAAACCTGGTGTTGTCTATGTCACTAGTCACTTGATCTCTTATGTAACTGAAGGTGTCTCCTGTGTCCGATATATCATCCACTATCAACGTGCTACCGGTGCTAGATCTCAATGTCCACATTACATTGTCAGTTAAGGGTTGATGTATACTGGGTATCGAGTTGACACGTGAATCATCACTATACGACTTCATGCCGAAGCAATACACACGTTCAACATTCAACATATGTGAGAGTATGGTACCAGGTATTAGACCCCCTCTACTAACGGCTATGATGTTGGTTATTTTATCAGATTGTGATTCAATGTCGGTAACAATCTTCTGACACAATTGATCTACATCACTCCATGATAATGAGTTTGTATTAGACACCTGTTGTTTGATCCCACGCACTAACGTGCAATCGAGTGAGACCTGTATAACCATACTTCTTGCCCATCTCCATACAAAACTTAGTCCGTTCGTGATAATGTATCTGTTTATCTAGACCTGGCATCATCAGCACTTTTTTGGCTGGTATATCGAATGGCTTGATAAAATCTTCCATTATCTCTTGCACGCACTCCTCTGTGCTTATGACGAACTTGAACCAGTAGTTAGGATGACTCATGATACGTCTTATAGCATCTGGTTTGATTCTTCTATCCTTGCTCATACCACTGTTGGCGAGCTTGACACTACAGTTGATTTGATCCAACTTCTCAAACATATCATCTTCAATGAAAATGGTACCATTAGTCTCAATCTCATTGTAAGTTGATTCAGCGGAAAACCAATCTAAAAAACTACAGATTGCTCTTTGATTTTTTGGAATAGTGGGCTCTCCACCAGTCCATATCAGATTGACTCTACCTTCCTTGATCCATGGCAATATACCCTCTTCGTTCCATCGATCAACAAGATATTGAAATGGTTTCTCTAGACCTTTTCTCCACACAGCCTCTGTATCACACCACCAAGTAGCTTTACCTTCCTTCATGAGACTACCATCAGGTCCACCACACATCAGATTACACGCTTTCAACCTGATAAAGTACGCTGGTACACCGCTTGTGTTGCCTTCACCTTGAACTGAGTAGAAGTCCTCAGATATGTTGAGAGTGTCTATATTATTTGTCATCCGAAGTAGATTCACTCTCTTTGCTAGTTGCAAAGTATTTGTTGATCGTATTCACCATATCATCACAATCACTGATCTCTTTGATCTTTCTCTCGATCTCATGACCGATATCACCATGTTCACCCACACCTACTGGATGATCAAGATATGTCGCTAGATCAGCAATTGCGATATCTCGCATGCCAATATGTTTGCCTAATATACCTGTTATGTACTTTTCTTTCATAATTAAATTCCCCATGTACCTCTGTCATCCGCTATACCACTACTAGTTCTAGATCTCAGTGGCATGGCAGTCTTTTTTGGCTTGAATGGTGGTTGTGTTATATTCTCAACCTTATCAATTTTCTTCTCAACTACCTTCTTTGTCGGCTTGACTGGTGTGTTTGTTGTTATTGATGACTCGAATATGGCGGAGTTGTTCTCGTGTTCGAACACTTCAACTTGTGAACATCTACATCTCAGCTTCGTTATGATCTGCGCAAAATTATCAGCCGCTGCATGACACCATTCAGCAAACTTCTCAATACCTACACCATCCATAATTCTTAAATCACATACACCAATTTCACTCAACTTTTTGAAATGCTCAATATGCGGGTCATCGCTTGATATGCATGTGGTATGATCGAATTGATTCTTCAGTAAATTCTTGAGCTCTTTGAGACCACCAAAATCAACAACCCAGTTGTTCTCATCTAGCTCATCTGATTCAAACCAGAACTTGGCTTTGAGTCTGTAACCGTGAATATATTTGCAATGACTATTTGCTTTCGGTTGCCTGAATGCACAACTTCCTAGTTCTATAATTTTTGTACTTTTGAATGCCATACGTATATTATACCACGTATGTATATAAAGTCAACTATTTTTCTAGTGACATCAGAGCTCCTACAAGATGGTCACCAATCCAGCTAGCTGCTGCAGAAGCTAATGGCAGCAATATATTAATCTCGTGATGTGTGATGTATATCACTAGTGCTATCAACACTCCAGACCAGAATCCCAAGCACATGCTGCACTTGAATAGTTCCTTCAGTATGTTACTTCTAGATGTTAATACACCTCTAGGTCTGTTGAGTATCGTGCCATACTTGAGTATGAATGTTAGGCCAACGCAGGCTAAGATTTCGATTTGCTTAGTTCCTTTAATGCTTCAGTGATCAATTTAGCTTGATCTACCTCCATGATCACGTGATTACCATAATCATCCTCAATTCTGATCTGTTTGTCTTCAGTGAATCTCATAACCGGACATTTGTCCTTCCCGCAACACATCATCACTGCACCGTCTTTTAATTTCTTCAAGATATTCATACAATTATTTATCAATAATCGACACCACGTCAACATATTATCTGAAACTTTTTAACAGAGATATGAAATCAACTGGCTCTACTCCTGGAGGTATCATGGATTCTAATGTCTTTACATCTACTTCTGCTGCAGCTACTCTCAATATCTGACTGCGGACATCTGTTGCACTGCCGAGACGATCCAGCATGTTTGCTTGAATAGATATGATCTTAGGATCAATATTTTTCTGATCTGATATCTTCATTTTGAACTTATCACTAGTGAAATATTTGTATCGATCTTGATCTTCCTGACCAGCGTATAGATTCAACGTGCTGTTCGCTATGTCTGCAGAGCTTAAACTTAATATCAACTGCTCCATTCCTATCACAGGACTGGCATGAGGAGATATCGTGATGTTGACATACTTGGATATAGATTGATCTCCTTGAGTCAAATACAACTCCCATATCTTTTGAGACAGCTCTTTGGTTATCATGGTCTCGGATATATTGTTCAGTTGATCTTGGTCAGACTTGCGTTGCTTTGCAGTCTTGTATTCTTGGTTTTGTTGTTGTGATCCTCGAGGTGTGTGTCCTATTATAACATGTACAAAATCTGAGGATTCAGATCCATTCAGCAATATAGGTTGATTGGTGTCTGGATTCATCACATCCAAACCCAGCATAGATTGTAGTGCAGCAAAATGACCAGCATGAGGTGGTTTGAATCCTCCAGGAAAAAATCCTATAGATTTCCGCTCATTATAATCATCATGATATTTCTTAAAATTATCCATTTAAATATGCTTGCTTGTATATACTTATAATATCCACCTCATCATAATGTTGACTTATGTACAGCTCCAGCTGCTCCATGGAGCATATCTTCTGCATATGAGATTGAACCATATCTCCGTTCACATCCTTATGATTGGTTTGATAATCAACAACTACAGATTTGAGCCTACACAACTTGGAATCCTCCGCATCTGGCTGAACGCTCACCATCATGCTCATCATGTTATTTATAATGTCATCAATATTGCTCACGTTATTACTTATTTGACTTATCAGAATGTTATGATATATATTAACATATGACCAAGAAAGAAAAGGATCTCACCGACATTATAACACAAAAGCAATCCGAAGTTGACAGTTTAACTGAAAAGTACACTGAATTGTGCACAACTGTAGAGGGATTTATAGTCAGCATGGACAACTTGATGAAGCTCGAGTCTCAGGACAAAGTGCCTGGTAATCAGTTGGGTAAAAATTTATCATCAATGATAACCACGCTTGAGCAGCGCTTGACGGCCAACATCACTAGGTGATTGAGGATGTCATAATCAACTTATCAGACTCTCGGTTCCGTAATCTGAGACGACCAGCTACAATTGCTAGTCAATCTCCAGAGACACAAGTGAAGATACTCAACAAGAGTGCATACTTTGTGATCAAGGATTGTGCTGATCTGACATTGAAGTATTTACCACACTATATATACAGCACGCTGAACAAACCAATTGCTCTGCTCAAAGGTAAAGTGAATGAATCTGATATAATTGACTTTGTGAGTCGTTCATCAAAGTCTGAGACCACTCGGCAGTTGCTTCAGATCATAGTTGATGATATAATAGTGGACAAGCCAGATATACAAGAACATGTGGTGACTGATTTCACCATACCTGAAGGTGTTGATGATGTGTATGGTGATTATGGATATTCAAGTGACGAATCTGATGACTCGGTCAGTGTGATCAATCGAGTTGATGTCAATGACGGTGGAGCTGTTATAGATCTACTGACTGACGCGCTCACTTAAGCTGTCAATTTGAGCTTGTTGCTCCTTGATAGCTTGTATCAATACAGGTATCACACCTAAGTAATTTACAGATCTTTCATCTTCGAAGTCTGTTCCTTTGTGTGATGTGACAAGTTCTGGTAATATCGTCTCAATTTCTTGCGCTAGTAACCCCATGTGCTTTTGATTGCTGTTGTGCTTGACATACGACACACCTCTCATCTGTTTGACCAGATCCAGACCTTGATCAATCGTGCAGATATCATCCTTATATCTGTCGTCAGATTGAGCTATAAAATTTCCAGTTGCTCTCACATCTCCATTGACATCTACTGTGAATGCTGGAGCCTGAGGTGTGCTGTATCCGATGCTCAAACTACCTGTGAAGCTTATACTAGCTCCTAAGTTAGCTACATGTCCAAACTTCATCACCAAGGTGTCTGACGAACTGGTTATTCTGCGAAACTCAACACCATTAGACTCTTTGACTTCAAAACCAATCTCATTGTCATCTTTCACTTGAGCTAAATCTCTGAAAGTTGGACTGTTGCACACATGACTCTTGAGTGAACCTATGCTATACTTGCGTTCATCGCCAGAATTACCAGTGCTCAAGCAACCCACTACAAAATCCTCATCCTTGACTTGATTGTCTGCTGATGTTGTGGAGAATAAGCTCTCGGTTAAACTTGGAAATGTAGCCACTTGTATATGATGTCAGCTGTTGTTCTTGATGGATTGAATCTCTTTTCTTCTCTCGCGAGACAATTTCACCAACTCATTCAATGCTTTTCGAGCTCTAGTGCCAGCAGCTTTGTTTGATTTCTCTTGAAATTTCTCGTTATTGACGTGATATATTTGCATCTGTTCGATGATCTGTTCATGTACAGTTAGTTCGTTCATATCATTATTTATCATTATTACTCTTGCGCTTCTTCATTTCGTCGTTAATATCTTGCCGTTTCTTCTTCACATCACTTCTGAAATGCTTCGGATCTTGCTTATTAACATCATCAAGCTCATCTTTCAATTCATCATCAGTGCGATCTGTGTAATCTTCATAATTGAGACTAGTGCTGACGAAACTCTCATGCATCAAGTTCTCGAACAGTTTATCGAATTTCTTCATATAAAATACTTAATCTGATATAAATAATTACATGCGAAATTTTCACAGAGACTTTAATGCTCTTAACGACATGTATGACAAGTCTATAAGAACACATGACACAGAACATCAAATTGTCCACGAGAGTGTGACTGAGGACATCGCGAGCATCCACAGAGAGGGAAGCCGCAAACAACTGAGAGATGCACTGAGTAAATTATCAGACGTACACGTCAATGATCACTCAAGCATGACCATTGAAGATGTGTGTGGTGAGATGAAGCAATTCGCTGAAGACAGCATGGGGATGACTGGTTCAATTCCACCCAAACCGATAGATCAATCACCAGCTAGTTCCATGCACAATCCACAGGTTCACACATACGCAAGTGAGTCAATTGAGAGTGAAGGTACAGATGGATCAGAGGATGATCTTACAGAATTTGAGAAACGTAGACTGAAGAAGACATCAACAAAAGAAGAGTCAAGTTCAGGAAACATCCGAGCTGCTCGGACTGACAAGGAGAATGAGGAAGCTGACAAGGAGGAAGCTGACAAAGAGAATGCTGATGAAGATGAGGATTCGAAATCAGTGGGAGAGAATTTTGATAAATTATTAGAGTTGTTGAAATTGTCTGATGAGGTTCAACTCGAATCTGATGTTGTAGAGGAAGAGATGTATGATTGTATCAGAGACTACATGAGCGATGGTTATTCTAGATCAGAAGCCACCCGAATGTGTTCCGGTAGAGGTCATGAAGAGAGTTCAACCACCACAAGACGATCAATTGAAGAAGAGACTCCTGATGCTAACTCGCTGAATAAAGCTGCTAACAATGATGGAACACTTGATGCAAATTTGATAAAAACTGCGAAAACACTATCTGGAGGTCAAGGCAGGGCTCGTATGATGAGTGGAGATCCAGAGAAGAAGATTCAGAAGTCATATGGTGATTTGATGAACAAAGTGTCATCCAAACTCCAAAAAGCAGTCAGCAAGATCAAGTAGACTGCACGTTACTTCTGGAACTGACCGTGCTGTAGATTCTTCGCAGAGAAGTCCAATCGATCCACAATCTTCACTTGATTGTCACCAACAAACAGCACAAACCCTTCACCTCGACTCAACGCGAACGAACCATCTGATTGTGGTATGAATGCTTTGCCTATCTTACCACCAGTCTTTGCGATCTGAGACTCGAGCTGATTGAACAGACTCAACACCAGATTCTTTATCCTGATCATGTAGTGAGTTGATGTGACAAAGTGTTGAAAATTGTCATCCTCAAACATGATTTTATAATCCTTCATTCTCTCCTTGGCATTCATGATGCCTCTCTCTCCTTTGTCAATGGTCTCTTTATCAAAGTTCTTCTTGAGAAATGATTGAAATCGCTTGCTGAACACACTCTCATTAAACTCACTGCCTCTGAAAGCCAATGTGTATATGTTGTTCTTGGTGCTTTCTGCTTTCTTCACTTCATCATTCAAGAATCTTTGAACAATTCCCATGAACTTGTTGTTGTTCACATATGCAGAATTGAACGTCTCACTCACTTCATTCATATGACCTTGAGCCTTACTCATGAGAGTATCTAGTTCCACCTTCGTCTGACGTGGTAGATCAAGGTTTACTTGCTTCTGGTTATATGTACTGCTCTCAATGAACACACCATGTTTCTTACTAGCTTCGACAAGATCTAGCACGTTTTTATTTGATGCAGTGAATCTTATGTTAGTGCCATCATCAGTGACTCCTTTGAAACTGTCATGTATCGCGATACCGAAATTTGCTTTGTTGACTCGATTGTACAATTCACTCTTGTCATCCACAGGTACAGCATACTTGATCAGTTGAGGTTGAAATGTTATGTGAGGTTGATTGTCGATGGATTCTTGTTTTTTAAGATCATCTGTGAATATGATGTCACCTTGATATATACGACTAGCACCAATCTCCTCATACACCGGTTTGAGTGAGTTGAGAGCTTGTACTAATTTCTGAGCCAAGCCAGGTGCATGCCCATGATTCTGTTTCACTTCTTCTGGTGAATGATTTAGTTTGGGTGTCTTGTTGAATCCACTCTTGCTGGCTACGAAAAATTGACCTTGAAAGTCTGGTCTGGGATCCATTCCGAAATACAGCGCTGGTGCTCCATCCACTTTGAGATTCACAACAGTCTCGCTGTCCAATCCGTAAATGTAATTCTTGAGCTCTACAATATGTTCTGCAAAAGCTGTGTAACCTTCTTTGCCTTGTTCAATCACCAGGTCTTCTAGATGTGACAGGTGCAATTTCACACCTGGGTTGACCTTTTTCTCAATCAGAAGATTGTAATATTGTTTAAATGTTACCATTGAAGTTAAATTTAAAATTTGGGTATAGAGTGCTAAGTGAAAAACTACTAGATAATAATAAATTTGAATCGATCAAACCACCACTTTTTAATGCGTCCTTTTTCTCGAACATTGCAAAATCTAACGAATTTTTATCAACAAATAAAAATAAGTCTGTTTTGTATTTTGACGAATAGTGATCAAAGTTTAACTTGGCAAGAGCTTTTCTGATATCCCCTGGTAGTACGTTTCTCCCTCTCCTGGTACCTAGATTATTAAAATCAATTTTATTATTTATATAATTTAAATTACCGGAGGGGTATGATGCACTAAGAGTTTTCCGTAATCTTGGTATAAATTGATTCATGATACCTTCATTTACGAATGAATTGTAGATTGTGCTTATACTCTTTTCTAACGAAACGATATCGTCAAGTAATGGTGGTTGTTTTAGAGGTTCTAATAATGAGTCGAATGTAAACGCAATTCCACCTCTACCAGGTTGTTGACCGAACCTACCACCTTGTCCTTTAACTTCTAGTTTGTTATTACCTATCATTAAGTCACCACCTATAGTTGAATTTAAAACATCATTAAATGTTAATGCTAGTAAAATCTCCCCTGGACCGACATTACTACCGGTTTTATCGATTGGTGTAAATCTGGCTATCCTTTGAGCCATTGTAGAGTCTAGACCACTTCTTGATGTAATGTCAATAATATTACCAGATTTAACTGTCATTAAATCCGGCTTTTTTTGAGATATATAACCTTCAAAAGCAGCCCCATCTAGCAGATCTATTAATAACCTATAATCATCTTCACCTTTGAATGAATCAGGTGTATATTGCTTACTGGTCAAGTATTCCTCGATTTGCTCAAATGCCTCTCCGGAACTGATCATTCTGGTAATTTTGTTAAATTCTTGATTAGTGACACTGCCTAAATGTTTATATCGATTCTGAGATTTTGTGTATATTTCCTTATCTTCACTAACCATGAATCTCTCCCGCCTTGTCAAACTACCACTTGTTATACTTGAATATAACTTACCTATATCCCTGTTGCTCATAACCCTGTGTCTGGATAGTAGTTGGTGACCAACTCCTGAACCACTTTTTCCATCTCATCTAAATTCTTAAGAGTTGTGACGTGGGTCAGCTTGCCATACAATGATCTGTCGATGTCATTAGGATTGATCACCAATGCCTTTCTAATAGACTCTACCATATCCAGCTTGAGTTTGGACATGTCATCTGGTGATTCATCAATATCATCATCAACTGGAGCTGCTGGAGCTGCTGGTGGTGGCTCGTCTCCGGCTGGAGCTTCTGCTGCTGGTTCTTCTGGTGGAGGTGGTAATCCGTCTTCTAAGTATAAATTCCAAGCCTCGTATAATGTTCTTTCAAATCGCTCCATAATTAAATTACTTATTAGCTGACGGGTGCTATACCTACACCTCGCTCCATTCTATACAAATTCTTGTCAAAGTATCTCATCCATCCAGGTGTGTTACTATCTGTGTTGCTGAGATTGGGTTTGTATTTTTTCCACAGTTCGAAATCTTTCTGAAACATGGTCTTTATATCTTGACTGACGATAGGTGAGTTCATTTTCTTCTGAATGTTGGAAAATCTTTGATCGATCTGAGCCACACTTGAGTTGGTTTGTGTCTTGCTACCTGTTGGTCCTTTGATCTTTCCCACTCCTAGATTGCCAAACGGATCTTGTGTAGCACCTTGATTGGCAACGTTCACCAGATTCTTGGCTGCTCCAGCGGCTTTCTTCACTCCACTCCATCCTAAATTTGCAGCTCCTTTGGCTATATTCTTCATGAACGCTCCTGAGCCTCCACCTTCTGGTCTCTGAAATATGTTCATCTGCCTCTCAACCGTTTCCAATTCAGCATCAGTCAATGTGTTCAGATATGCCAATCTCGCTTGTTCATCTGGTGTGTTGATCTGTGCCCAGTCTATCATGACATGTTCAGTTGTTTGAAGAAATTATTGATACTTTGTATCTTGATCTCTCGTTGATTGTTGGTTGGTTCCGTCACTGCAGTGTCTTCTGGACCTGTGATTGGTGATGGTTCCGTTGTGTCTGCACTAGTATCATCACCTACATTCTTCAAGCTCTGTCGATATATCCTTTGCTTCTCCTCTTTCTTCTGATTAGCGATCCTAGCCGCTTTATCCTTTTGCTTGCGACCCTCCACAATGTGATGATTATCGTCAATCAGCTTTAGAAATTCGTTCATATTATTATTTATGCAAAAAGTAGATTCTTAGCTCTTATATCTGTGAAGTATGATTCAGACAAAAATGTCAGTTGATTGGCTTTGACGAACCTTTTTATATTCTCAAAACTACTCACACGGGATTTATAGGCGATATGTGTTATGCTATTCTTGATACACACCATCTCTCCATCTGCTGAACTGTACGACAACATCTCATCATACGGTACATCAGACTTGAACACTTTGACTGGTAGCTTGCTGTATATGGATCTGACACAACTGTTGATGACCTTGATCATTTCCTCAGAATCATCCGACAATCTCACCATCTCTATATCATGCGATATGTTACCCACATATACAACCAGCCGATAACCAGTGTCGTCATTCAATATCAGATCACATGTGTCTTTGATGGTGTGGAACATCAGCAATCTACGAAAATCATTGCTCATCTTATGCAATCCTGAGAGATCACCATCAATATCATAGATTCGATCCACAACTGAATTGCTGACTCCATGGAGTATTTGATTGAAATCAACAACCTTGATGTGATTGTTAATGATCATTGAATCAACAACCTTGTATATATGTCTCTGACATCTTCAGCAACACATCTTTGTTCTCTTCAAAAAAACCATCATATGGTATCACATAATTTGACTTGTAATTCGCGTAGCTGTCACTGTATCTGACAGACTTCCACATTGTTCTATCCATCACGACAAATGAGCCCTTGTTGTTGATTTTAAATATCAGCAACCACAACTTAAAGTCAACTCTGGCTTGATCGATCCATGTGTCTAGTAGAGCATTAGAGCTGAGTAAGTTATGAAATGCAAAATCTTTGTAACTCTTACACTCTATCTTGATGTTACCCAACTGCTCAGGCATCAATATATCACCATCATATATCAACTTTTGCGATTCTGTCAGCTTGCTGTATCTGCTGATGTTCTTCCCACCTGTAAATGCTCCTGAATTTGGCACTCTCTCAAAGTTCAATTGAAAAACCTCTGTCAGGTGATTAGCAACAGTTCTCTCGAAGTGATTGCCTTTAGCTTTCTGCGGACTTGTCATGTGTATATTATACAGTAAGTTTTACATAAATCCATGATTCATCTTGTTACCTGGACCTTGCATCCCGGAATTCCTAGACTGCATCACTGGTCCTGTGCTGCCTTTGACTGTGTCGTCATGTGAGATTTTACTCTTCTTCTTTTTCTTTTTCTTACGCTTAGTTAGATCTACATCTCCTAAGGCTCTGGGCATCCGAGCATCTCCAGGAGCATACGAATCTACATTACCGAAACTTCCAGCTGTATCACCTGTTGAGTTGTTACCGGTAGCCATGGCAGATGCGCTCATCACATCTTCATCTAAACACTTTTGAAATCTATCTTTATACATATTTACCTTGATTTTTCATATCTATATACTATTATTTATATAACGCGATGGAACTAGAAAGATATATTGATGAATTAACAAAGGATGTAGAGGTGGATGAGTTCGCATTGAAAGAGTGTCAGATGAAACTTCCAGCTCTAAAACACAAGTGGGTTGGTCGTCTCATAAGACTTAAACGAGATCTTCATATTCTCCAGCAAAAGAGATACACTCTGATATCTGCAATCTCAGATCGAGTCAGAGAGTCATCTGAGATCAGACTCACCAGACCATCGGCTGATAAGATCGCATCAAAGCACAAGGATATAGTGGAGGTTGATGATGAGATAAAGAACATTGAGTTGATCATAGAGCTACTGGATAAGAGTGAGAGAATATTTAGTAGCATGAGTTTCGATCTCAAGAATTTAGTAGAGATCATAAAGATGGAGACATTATAATGGTATCATATAATATAGATCTAGACAAGACTCAACGATATGGTAATATCAGAGGTGATGATATATCTCTTATAAGAGAGGTGTTCTCGGTACCTAACAATGCTGCTAAGTTCTCTAGATTCCGAGGAGGTTACACACCGTCCAGAATATACGCAATCACTCCTGCGGGTAGATTTGATATAGGGATGTATCATGAGATAAGAAAATACGTAAAGAGTCAAGACTCAAATATCAACATCAACGCTAGTGAACAATTCAAGAAAATCGCCAACCCTAGAGTGAAGAAGAATACAGACATCAAGCTAAACTTAAAGTTTAGAGACTATCAATCTGAGATAATCGATAGATGTTGTGTGTTAGGTAGAGGTGTAGCAGTTCTAGCCACTGCTGGTGGAAAGACCCTAACAATGGCAGGCTTGCTAGAGAATTATTACAAAAATAATCCTCATTTCAGCTGCTTGTTGATAGTACCTAATCTTAGTCTAGTTTCACAGACATACAACGATTTTGAGGAATATGGCACTACGTTCACCAGTACCAAGTGGACTGGTGGTACGGAGCTGAAACGAGGTTATAATGTAACTATAGCTAACACATCTATACTCCAAAGTGCTAAGAGCGACATATCATGGGTTCAGGATATAGATGTTCTCGTTATCGATGAAGTTCACGGTCTCAGAAAACAGAACAAAATCAACAAAATAATATCTAAGATACATACACCTAATAGATATGGCTTCACAGGTACCATGCCGGAGGAAATGATCGATCAATGGAATATCATAGGTAAGATTGGTCCTATAATATATGAGAAAGGAAGCTATGAACTGAGAAAGGATGATTATATAGTCAAGGCATCAACACAAGTCATAAAGATAAACTACAAATTCAAGCCAAAAAATACAAGCAAAACTAATCCGCTAGCTCGGTACAAAGCAGAAATAGATTTCATAACTAAATCTACGTACAGGCTCAGTGTTATATCTGCATTAGCAAAAAACTTTGACAACAATTCTTTGATACTTGTTGATTATATAGACCATGGTGTGATGATGTACGATCATATGAAGAAAACTTTAAAAGATAAGACTGTATACTTTATAAGAGGAGACGTAGAGGTAACCGAGAGAGAGCGAATACGTCGTTACATGGAAGCTAATAATAATGTGGTGTGTATCGCTATCTCAAAAATATTTTCCACTGGTATAAATATCAAGAATCTTCACTATATAGTTTTCGCAGGAAGTGGCAAAGCGAAGATCAAGACGTTACAATCAATAGGAAGAGGTCTCAGAAAGAACGACAATAAATCTAAGTTAGTGATATTTGATGTGTATGATAACTTATACTACGGTCATCAGCATTTCGAGAAGAGATCTATACTTTATGATAAAGAGAGTATAAAATACAAGATCAACATATTCAATGAATAAATTTTATGACCGATAAACCTAAAGCTACTAAACCTAAAGCTACTAAACCTAAAGCTAAGAAACCTAAACCTAAGAAACCGCATTATGTTAACAGTAAGGACTTCTTACAGCAGATCGTAGACTATTATGCTCAACCGAATGAGATGGATATGAATCCTGTACTAGCAGAGAATGTATACAAGATAGCTAAAGGTTTGTCATTCGCACCTAACTTTATAAACTACTCGTACAAGGATGACATGATTGGTGATGCAATCGTTAAGATGTTCACCGCACTGCAGGGTAAAAAGTATAAGTGTGACTCAGGTTACAATCCATTCTCGTATTTCACAACTATCGCGTTTCATGCATTCATAAACAGAATCAAGAAAGAGAAGAAATACAAGCAAGCAGTCACAGATTATCAAGAGATGGTGTATGACCAGTTAATGAGTACAGATGCAGACACTACTGATAACAAAGTGAACTACACAAATCCGTACAGTAACGAGACTGCAGAGTAATGTTCATATCAAGTAAGATATGTTGCATATCTGATATCCATATTGGTGTGCATCAGAATGGTGTGATGTGGCATAATATAACTCTAGAGTGGGCTAGATGGTTGAGAGACAATTTGAAAACCAAAGGTATAAAGGATATAATGATATGTGGTGATTTGTTCCATTACCGAGATGAGATAGCAGTAACTACTATACAATCAACACAAGAGTTTCTTAATATATTACAAGACTTCAACATTGTGATACTCCCCGGGAATCATGACGCATACTATAAAGACAATAGCAACGTGACATCACTGTCGATACTCAAAGGATGGCCTAATATTAATGTGGTAGATAAGCTCAGAACATTCAAACAACATGGTAAGACTATGACCGTTTGTCCATGGGGAACCAAAGGGGAAGATATACCAGACTCTGATATAATATTTGGTCATTTTGAGATATCATCATTTAAGATGAATCATTTCAAGACTTGTACAACCGGATTGAGTTACAACGACCTGATCAAGAAGTCACCTCTCACCATCACTGGTCATTTTCATCATAGAGAGCATCGTAAGTTTAAAAATGGATCGATACTATATTTAGGTAATCCTTTCGAGATGGATTTTGGAGACATCAACTCGAGTAAGGGTTATTATACATTAGATATATCTGGTAGTGATCTGGAGTATTTCGTCAATGACATCTCTCCTCAACATGTCAAGATAAAGTTGTCAGAGTTAGCAAAAGCCAAGAACATCACAAAAAAGTGGCAGAAGCTAATCAGTGGAAATATTATCAGAGTGTATATAGATCTCCACATCATGCCAGATGAAACTGAACTAGTACTAAGATCCATATCGAAGAATCACCCAGCTCGTGTCGATGTTGAGTATAGTATAAATTTTAATGACTTTGGTCTATCTGACCAGTCTCATGATCTATCTGGTGTAGATGTAATGACTGCTACTAAGGAGTTTGTGGATTTGTTGGATATTGATAATAAGGGTGAAGTGATGAATTATGTTAATGATATATATAAGAGTGTGAAATGAAGACTGTAAATTTTAAGAAATTAGTGGTAAAGAATTTTTTATCAGTAGGTGAGCAACCAGTTGAGATAGTCTTTACTAAAGGGTTGAACATCATAACAGGTATCAACAAGGATAAGGTTTCCAGAAGAAATGGAGTCGGTAAATCTACAATCGCTGACGCTATATACTTTGGAATATTCGGAAACACTCTAAGAGATATAAAAAAAGAGAACATAGGCAATAATGTAACATTGAAGCAACCTATGGTTAGTATATCTCTTGACGTGTCAACATCATCAGGTCAGAGTGACAGATATAATATAGTACGAACTCTAAATCCAAGCAAGTGTCATATATACAAGAATGATGTAGATATGACGTTAGACACAATTGTTAATACAACTAACTTTATATCTGACCTCATTTCCGCTACACCAGAGTTGTTTCAGAACTGTGTCATCATGACTGTCAACAATACAGTTCCATTCATGGCCAAGAAGAAACTAGAGAAGAGGAGATTTATAGAAAGTATTTTAAATTTAGAGGTGTTCAGCGATATGTTATCAGTAGTTCGGTCGAATTACAACGCAGTTCAGCGAGATTTAGATGCAGAGTGTATTAGATACGAAGAGATTTCAAATCAAATTCAATCTATAGAGTCAGAGAAAGTGAAACAACTTCAAGATAATCAGACTCGGTTGGACAAGATCAATCAACGTCGAGAGTTGAATATGAACAGCATTCAACAATTAAAAGAGTCTGCCGAAGTATCCTTTGAAATGAGTGTAAGTGATTATCAATCTCAAGTTGATAAACACAAGGATACGCTGAGCGAATGTAAGGTCAAGAGAGATAGTATAAACAAGAAGATAATTGAGCTCAGGGCAACCAACAAGCACCTCCAGCAATCTTATGACAAGATGATCGCTGGAAAATCTGAATGTCCTGTGTGTCTGCAATCGATGACCAGTCACTCAATTGATAAAGTGAATCAAGAGAAGCAGTCCATCCAGAAATCGATTGATGATAATACTGATATCATCACAGATAAGATTCAATCATTAGCGCTGATTGATGCACTTCGCGAGAAGATGGAATTGAAGGTCGATGAATTGCAGTTGATCATAAACACACAAACAATAACAATTAAGGAAAGAGATAATGTACTGAGTAAGATAACTCAACTACAAGAGTGGAATGCCGAACTAGAACAGGAGTCAACCAACCTGAACAATATAACAGACAATCAGCATGAAAAATTAGAGCAACAAACTGCACGACTTCAAGAAACTCAATCAGTTATCGAGGAGCATAAAAACAATATCAATCTAATTGACATCGCAAGATTCATAGTATCTGAGGAAGGTGTTAAGTCATATATTGTCAAGCGCATACTGCAGTTGTTGAACAGCAAACTAGCTTATTACTTACAAAAGATGGACTCTAATTGTGTATGTGTGTTTGATGAGTATTTCGAGGAGAGTATAATAGATGAGAAGGGTAAGATAATGTCGTACTTCAACTTCTCTGGAGCAGAGAAAAAGAATATTGACCTAGCTTGTTTGTTCGCATTCATGGACATAAGAAGACTTCAAGGTGATGTGGCTTTCAATCTCAACATATATGATGAGTTGTTTGATAGTAGTCTAGATGAGAAGGGTGTAGAGCTGGTTGTCGATATACTACAGGAACGTGTGGATAAGTTCAATGAATCTGCGATGGTTATATCTCATCGTAGAGACTCTACAAAGATCGCGACCGGTGATATCATTTTCCTTCAAAAGGAGAAAGGTGTAACTACACGTGTATCAGTGATTGATAGTTAGTATTATGTTCGGTACGACAATAGGCTCTAGTATAGGTTCAAGCATATCTAAATCATTGGACTACAAATCTATGAAATCTACACCTGCGAAAGTAAAAACACCACGATTTCACGACTTCATCGCAGATTACGGTGGATGTGGTCACTGGAGAATGATCTGGCCGCAGATGATAATAAATGGTACTCAGAAGATGTTCGGTAGTAATTCAGCTATCATGATATCTGATGAATCGTATTACAAGAGTGTTAGTAGTGTGCGTATACAGAGACAAGTGACCTCTGCTCAGCTCAGCTTCGCTAGTGAGTTGAGACGCAAGGCTGATAGAATAGGCTTCAAGTTCATATACGATATTGATGATATATTTGTGATCAAGGATATACCCATGTACAATGCATTTCGTTCATCATATGATAACGCAGAGCTACAGGATTCAGCCAAGAAAATATTGAACCTAGTTGACATGGTCACGGTTACTTGTGATACTATGAAAGATTATTATAGTCAATTCAATGACAACGTAGTTGTGGTGAAAAACTACCCTCCTAGATTCTGGCTTGATGGTATTTATGATCACGAGACTGTCATGAACAATTGGACAAGAAAGCGCACTCGGATCATGTATTGTGGTTCTGGAGCTCATTTTGATCTCAGAAACAACAACAATGGTGTTGATGATATAAGTCACATTGTCAAGCTGATCAGAAAGACTTGTGATGTGTATGAATGGGTGTTCATGGGTGGAGAGCCACCAGCTATTAAGGATTTAATCAAATCCGGGAAAGTGACAGTACACAAATGGCAATCAATATACAACCTACCACGATTCATCAAGAATTTAAATATAAACATATTCATCGCCCCTCTACATGACAACATATTCAACCGGTGCAAGAGTGATATAAAGATTCTAGAAGCTGGTGCATTGGGAGTGCCTTGTATCTGTCAAGATATGATAACTTACGACAACTCGCCACTCAAGTTCAAGACTGCGGATGATTTGCATGATCAAATAGAACTACTTCGAGGAGACTATGGATTATACTCGAAGTTATCCAAGTGCTATAATGATGTGCTACAATCTCGGTGGTTGGATGATAACTACCAGAAGTATATTGATATATTGTAGGGTTGCACTTAAGCTGAGTTTGATATAAAATACACAAATGTATCGTAATATAGTATACGACAAGAGTCAGAATCAAGTCATATTGTTGACATGGGATGATGATGGTAGACGCATAACCAGAGAGCTGAGTTATTCACCATACTTGTATCTAGAGACTAAACAGGACACCGGTGTTGAGTCTATATTCAACACCAGTCTCAAGAAAAAAATGTTCCAATCTCCGACACATAGATACAGGTATCTCAAGGACTTGACCACTACACGTGTGTTTGAGAACATAAGATGGGATCAACAATTCTTAGTAGATCTATACCAGAGCAGATGTAAAGACGATGACTTCAATCAACACCCGCTCAAGACATGGTTTATCGATATAGAAACATACAGCCCTGGGGAGTTCCCTGTACCAGAAAAGGCCAATGACGCTATAAACGTGATCACTATATATGATACCATAACCAAGAAATTCACCACGTGGGGTACAAAGCCACTCACTAGAGATATCGAGAACTGTGATTATACACACTGCTCTACTGAGAAGGAAATGATGCAAAAATTCTTGCATATGATATCGATAGATCCGCCAGATATCTTATCCGGTTGGAATAGTGAATTCTTTGATATACCTTATATCATCAACCGAATCGCGAGATTATTCGATGAGGATACATGTCATCGTTTATCTCCAGTAGGTACTATATACCCGAGAACTATCCGTACACAATTCGGTCGTGAGGCTGTGAGATGGTTCATAGATGGTGTGTCTTGTATCGATTATCTTGATGTGTATAAAAAGTTCAGTATTGGTCTTAGAGAGTCTTATAAGTTGGATGCTGTTGCTGAGCGTGAGCTGGGGGAGAATAAAGTAGATTATGGTAACATGAATCTATCTCAACTAGCTGACGAAGACTGGCAGACGTTTGTTGAGTACAACGTACAGGACGTAAACTTGCTAGTCCGGATGGAAGAGAAGTTAAGATACATAGAACTTCTCCGAATGCTGGCGTATACTGGATTAACAACATTTGAATCTGCAATGGGTACGTTACCTGTGATCACTGGTGCTGCTGTGATTGCCGCTCGTGAGAAAAATAAAATTTTACCTACCTTCATTCGAAGAGATGAATCTGGTCAATACGAAGGAGCGTATGTATCAACACCACAGAAAGGATTTCAACACGGTATAATATCATTTGACGCTAATAGTCTATATCCTAACACGATGATCACACTCAACTTGAGTCCAGAGACAAAGGTGGGTAAGATAATATCTCAGACTGATGAAGACATAACGATACATCATGTATCCGGTCGGCGGATCGTCATGAAGCACGCGAAGTTCTTCGAGTATGTACAGAAAGAGAAGATCGCGATCACAAAAGCTAAGTTTTTATTCTCTCAGAAGGTCAAAGGAATCATGCCAGAGATTGTGGATCGTATATATCAATCTCGAGTGGATATCAAGAAAGATCTTCGTGTATGTAAGTTGAGATTAAATGAAATATCTGCAGATTCAGATGAATATGATGATCTACAGACAAGAATAAAACATCTAGACATCAAGCAATTCACATTGAAGATCTTGATCAACACAGTGTATGGTTACTTCGGAAACAAATACGCCCCACTGGGTGATCCAGATATAGCGAGAAGTATAACACTAACTGGACAGGCTGTCATCAAACAATCAAACAAGATACTACAGAGGTATGTAAGAGAGAAGTGTGATGTCCTTGATGACTACAACCCGGTGATATATAATGATACTGACTCGAGCTATATCACCATTGATAAGGTAATGAAACATATAGGTCATGATTTTCATAAAGGTACTATCATCACACAAGAGGCTAAAGACGCTGCAAAAGACATTGAAGATTATCTGAATGTTGAGATCAAGAAGTGGGCGAAGAATACTCTGAATAGTAATGATCCGAGATTTGTATTCAAGAGAGAGGTTATGTGTGATTCTGGTATATTCTTATCAAAGAAGAGATATGTATTGCATGTATTAGATGATGAAGATATACCATGTAAGAAATTCAAGTATACTGGAGTTGAGGTTGTAAGAACCACCATGCCTGCAGGAATCAAACCGGCAGTAAAAAATATAATAGAGACCATGATCATGACTCGGAACTTCAACCAGACTAATGACATATTTGTAGGTGTGTATGATATGTTCAAGACACTACCGATAGATGACATCTCATTCGTGATGGGTATAAGAGATTACGAGAAGTACGCTGATCAATGTCATGACTTTGAGTTTGTGAAACACATGCCAATCCACACCAAGGCAGCATATACATACAACATGTTGCTTGATAGATATAATCTGAGCAACACATACGAGAAAATATCCAGTGGTGATAAAGTTAGATATTACTACACTAAACTACCGAACAAATACAACATAACAACACTAGCATACAAGTATTATATGCCTCCAGAGTTGTTGAGTGACTTTCCAGTTGATGTTGAGAAGATGTTCGAGAAGATTGTGTTTAGTGTTATCGAGAGGTTTTATGGAGCTGTCAACTGGCCAATGCGCCGACCTAACATGCAGCTGCAGACTGATTTATTTGATCTGCTTAAACTTTAGAGTTGACTTCCATCAATCAGTAGGTATAATATAAGTATGAAATTAATAGCAATCGTTGATAGTGTAGGTAGAGTGATTTTAGGTCGTCATGACGAAGAATCAAGTAACGACAAGGTAACTAATTTAAAGAATCCGGCAGTAGTTAACATTCAAGTTAATCAAGAGTCTGGCCAGATTTCTGTACAATTGATACCATATATCTTCCGGGAGTTTGTCAAAGAATCATTGAGAGAGGCTGGCGTGACGTGGACCTTTCAGAATAGCAATATCACCGTGAGTAATGATCTAGAGCTTGAACCAAGCATCGAAGATCAATATGCTCGGATATTTGAAGGTGTGGATACTAAGGAGGTTTCAACTACATCTGCACCAGTTGAGCTGTTTGATGAAGGTGAAATTGTATCAGAAGATACCACCAAAGGTAAACCTAAAAAGAAGTAGGTGTGGCTAAGTTAGACAAAGATATTGAGAAAATATTCTCAAAGCTGGATAAATTAAATCCAGAAGCAAAAATGTTATCTGAATCAGCTTTGTCTACGGTAACTGAATGGCATGACACTGGTTGTATGGTGTTGAATGCATTAATCTCTGGAAGTCTCTACGGTGGTATCCCAAAGGGACGAATTACAGGATTTGCTGGTCCTAGTCAAACTGGAAAAACATACATAACTAACAAGATCTTAGCTAAAGCTCAGCAATCTGGTATGGTGCCTGTTATATTTGATACTGAAATGGCTGTTGATGAAGCCGCTTGTAAAGCCTCCGGGTTGGATCCTGAAGGAGTCAAGTATGTACCAGTACAAACTGTAGAATCTTGCAGAAATCAACTAGTAGCTTTTCTAGACAGTGTGATTGAGGCGAACGCTCAAGGTAAGTTTATCGTATGCATTGACAGTCTTGGAAACCTGGCAAGTCAAAAAGAGATAGATGATGTTGAGAAAGGTAAATCAGCCATGGACATGGGCACCAGAGCCAAAGGTCTTAAGAGCATGATGAGAACACTCACGTTCAAGGCAGCTCAAGCCAATGTGACCATATTGTTTGTAAACCATACATACGATGATCCTGGAGCAATGTTCCCCACTCTAGTGAAGAGTCAGAGTGGTGGTAAAGGTCCAGTGTATTTATCCAGTGTGTTGGTTCAGCTTGCAAAGCGAGATGAAAAGCAAGACAAAGGTAATGATGAAGATGAAATGATACCAGAAGCTAACAAATATAGTGGTGTAACGCTTAGGGCTCTTACAGTTAAAAATAGATTTGTACCACCATTCTTAGAGGGTGAGATGTATTTGAACTTCAAGACTGGTCTGGATATGTACAGTGGTTTGAAAGAGATGGCTGTTAATCATGGAATCATAGTGCAAACTGGATCAACATACTGCCTGCCAGACGGAAAAAAGATAGGATACTATAAGAATTGGTCTCAAGACACAGAGCTATGGGACACGCTTATCTTACCCAAATTAGAAGAGAAGCTATTACAATCGTTTAGATATGGTAGCTAGTCTTTTATTGGAACGTCTTCAACTGAGATCAAACCCTTGCGTATGAACCGTCCGGAATCTGGACATGTCCAGTGTGCTTCTGTGTATATCTTGCCGAGATATTCACGAACTTTAATCCTAGGTCGTACTACACTGCCGGAGAATGGTGATGTGATAGGTTGTGCATTTACTGTATCCATATACAATACTTAGTGGCTAAGTGTAAAATTTATACTATTATATAATATATATGAAAAAGTGTGTACTACCTATCAGCGGAGGTTTAGATTCAACAACCATTGCATATATGGTTGCAGCTGAAGGTTATGAAATACATGCTCTTAGCTTCGATTATGGTCAACGTCACATGTCAAAAGAGCTTGAATGTGCAAGATATCAAGCTGATAAACTGGCTAAATCTTACAAAGTGTTAGATATCAAATTCATGCGTGAGATTGCCAACACGAGCTCATTGACCAATGAATCTATTGATGTTGCGAAAACTAAAGACGTGCTAGGTGATCCTCAAACAGTAAACTATGTACCCAACAGAAACATGATGATGTTGAGTATCTGCACAGCATATGCTGAGAGTATTGGCGCGGAAACTGTTTTCCATGGATCAGCTCTCGTTGACAGTCAAGCTGGTTTTTGGGACGGTAGTGGAGAGTTTCTCAAAGCGATCAATGATATCAATCGATTGAATCGTCGTAATGTAGTAAGGGTAGAGGCTCCGTTGATACTCAAAAGCAAGGCTGATATAATATCCACCGGACATCAATTAGGTGTTGACTTCACCAAAACATGGACGTGTTATGAGGGTAAGGATCAAGCATGTGGAGAGTGTACAGCATGCAGCAGTAGAATCAAAGGTTTTATTGACGCAGGTATTCCTGATCCGGTGCAATATTCTAGAAAGAATATACCCTGGAGTTATTCGAATATGTCTGTTAGATAAGTAATGTGTGGTATATTTGGATCGTCTAATTTTAGTGTATTTGAGCAGCTATATGCTGCTAATTGTTCACGTGGTTCCTTCGCTGGTGGGTGTCTTTACACAAGTGATAGCTCTAGTGTCGTGCTTAAGTGGCCTGGTATCAGACCAGATCATTCTCAGGAATTAATTCATAGCTCATATACATACTTCAATGGTCACACTCAAGCACCAACTGGATCTCAGAGACAGTATGACAATCTCACAACACATCCATTTTCATATAAACACTGGATAGTGGCTCATAATGGTGTATTAGAGAACCACGAGGAATTGACAACCACTCATGAGTTAGAATTAGACGCAGTAGACAGTGCAGTTATACCCAAACTACTCGACGTATGCGATCGCAAGAACAGATACACAGGTACTGTTGTATCTGAAATACAATGCATCGTGGATGTTGCAGAGATGCTGCAAGGTACCTTCGCATGTTGGTTGCACAACTCACAATCTAAAAATACATACATCATCCGATCTGGATCTACATTATTTGGAGATGTCTCCACCGGAGTTTATTCATCGATGAGAGTTGATGACATAGCGACGCAACTTTTAGATGAAGGTGTGGTATATAGTGTAACAAACACCGGCTTAAATCAAGTGAATACATTCAATCACAACTCACCATTCTTTATATAACATCATGAAACACTACAAAATATCATACCAACTAGACGGTTACATTACTGTACATTCTAAATATTACACTTCAGACAACGAGCAAACAGCTCGAGATGCATTCGAAGCGAATTGTAACACATCATTGATTGGAGAGAATGTGTCTATAGTTAATGTCATTGAGATTGATGACCCAGATGAGTATTGCTGCAATACTGGCTCATGTGAATGTAGTTGATATGAAGAAGATACTAGTAGTTGTATGTACACCAGTTGGTCGTGAACATCGAGATAAATTGCTAATATGTAGCAGTTTATCTGGCTTGAATCATGATGTGAAGATGGAGATAAATTATAACAATAAAGAATCACTGTGTGTGATGTACAACAAGTATATTAATAGCAAGTTTCTCAAAAAACATGATATTGTATTATTCGTACATGATGATGTGTATATTGATGATCTCAAGATACGTGGCAAGTTGTATGGAGCGATTGAGCGATATGATTTGATCGGTCTAGCGGGATGTCTTCAGCCAACTATCAAGGCACCGGCATTATGGCATAAGATGGCTCCACGAGAAGCACTAAGAGGTATAGTCAATCACCCAGTAGGTGATGATGTGAATGTTATACAATCCACATCATTTGGACCTACTCCGAGTAGAGTGGTGTTGATTGATGGTTTGTTCATGGCAGTAAATCTCAAGAAAGCTCTTGATGTTGGATGGAAATTCAATGAATCATTCAAGTTCCATCATTATGATATTGCAGCTAGTCTAGATGCTCATCGATTGAAGATGAAAACTGGAGTGATTCCAGTTAACGTCATACACAAGTCCAAAGGATTGAAGAATTACAACGACTCCGGTTACCAAGAGTCTCAATCCAAGTTCTTGGACATGTATAGCTAGAATATAGAGCTTGCACTTAACACGTTAATCTATATAATATAGATCATGTTGAGTAGTGAAAAACTAGACTTATTGTTCTACGAGCAGGTCATCATATACAACATTCTAACGAATGATACATATCTGGCCTCTATCATAGATAATTTACAGGATAAGTATTTTGATAACAGCGATATCAAGTCAGTTATCGGTATAATAAAGACGTTTTATGACAAGCGTGATGTCATACCGACGTTGACTGAAATCAAAGCATATCTGACTACAGATGAAACGCGAGATATGTTTCGAAGAGTTGTTGAGATAGTGAAGAACTTCGATAACTCATTCAACAAGGATGAACTATATGAGAATACAGAAAGATTTCTCAAAGAGAAGTCAGTCCTATCTACACTGATGTCAGTGGCCAAGGATTGTGAGACTGGAGACATCAACACTTCAGATATATTCAACAAGTTTGAAGAGGCGTGTAACATATCCATTCAACCAGATACTGGCTTGGATTATCTTAATGAAATAGACAGACATATAGATGATCTAACTAAACAGGATAGTACCATATCTACCGGTTGGTCGTGGTTGGATGAGAAGATTGACGGTGGTTATCTGGAGCATGGTCGCGCTATATATGTATTTGCTGGTGAAACTAATATTGGTAAGTCTATATTCTTAGGTAACACTGCTGTCAACATTGCAAAAACTGGTAAAACTGTGCTGCTAATAACATTAGAGATGTCTGAGTTTGTATACGCAAAGCGACTCAGTACCAACATCACACAGATACCCATCAATGAGTTAGCCACACAAACAGATTATCTCAAACAACAACTAGACGAATACAAGAAAACCACCGGTGGTAGGATATTAGTAAAAGAGTTCCCTCCAAGCACTATAACATGTAGCAATCTTAAAGCCTACATAAAGAAGATATCAGATAGTGGAATAGGTATAGATGCAATTGTGCTAGATTATGTGAATTTACTGACAACTAGTGATGCAGTTAACTCATATGAACGAGTGAAGTACATAACAGAGAGATTGAGATCACTGAGCTATGTATTTTCATGCCCAGTGATCACAGCCACGCAATTGAATCGAACTGGTTATAATGAAGTAAATCCTGGTCTAGAAACAGTCGGTGAGAGTTACGGTCTAGCAGCCACTGCTGACTGTATGTTTAGCATATGGCAGGAAGAGGAGGATTCAGAGCTAGGTGTGATCAAGCTGGGAATGATGAAGAACCGGTTTGGTCAGAACTTTGGATCTTGTTGCTTGGATATAGATTATGCAACGTTGACACTAACACAAGGCGTATCTAATGACGATTCTAACAACACAGGCACTCCGGAATTCATGCCGAGTATAGATGATGACAACACATCTTCGATAATGAATTATCTCTCCGATTGATATTGCAGTTGCTATGTAGCGATTTTCTCCATAAATAACTGTAACATGAAGAAGAGATATCACATATTCACTGACATTGACCTAGATGGTATTGTATCGTATATGACATGCTGTTGGAGTCTAGGTGAGTGGTGCTCATATACAGCGTGTCGTGTGAACGATCTAGACACCAAGATTAATCAATGGCTAGATAAGAACAACCCGGCTGATTATGAAGCTATATATATTCTAGACCTAGACGTATCTTCTCATGACGCGCTTCGCTTAATAGATTTGAGCAACGTTCATATATATGATCATCACTCAACACACGTTGAGAATTTAGATAAGTACGAGCATGCAAATGTTAATGTATGTGAGTTCACCAGTACATGTCGATTATTTTATGCTAACAATAAGCAATCACTCAGCAACATAACACCACAACAAGGATTGCTCATATTGATGGCTGATGATTATGATTCATATAAATTCAAGATACCCAATTCGTATCAAATCAATGTGTTGCTGTGGAGTCTGACCGGAGATCGATTTGATAAGTTTATAGAGATGTTCAAGGATGGTTTTTCCGGTTTCAACACCCAACAGAATAATATCATAAAGATGTACACCAATAAACTAGATAGAGTTAAGAGTGGATTAGATATATACAACACAACAATACCGATCAACGGATCTAATTATAACATCTGCAGCACTTTTGCGTGTGAGTGTATCAATGATGTAGCGGATCATGTATTATCTTCAACTAACTGCGATGTTGCATTAGTTGTGAATACTAAATCTAACAAAGTGTCTTTCCGACGTGGTAAGGAGTGTCTGTTAGATTTAGGTAAGTTCAGTAAATCTATATGTGATGAAGCTGGAGGTCATGCATACGCTGCTGGTGGTATGATATGTGAGAAGTTCTTAAACTTTGCTAAGATATTCAAACCTATAAGTTGATTATGTCTGAAAATTACTTCGAAAAATTAAAATGCTCAGATCCATCTCATCGTGTGATCAGCAGTGAATTCAACCACTCATTCCTGTCGATTTGCACGTTAATTTGTCAATTGAGTAACAAGAAGTTAAATCTAGCTAAAATATTCATAACTCTACTAAAAGATCCAACCATCAGATCAATGTTCATGAGCATGACTGCAATCGATACGGAGTTTGATCTGTTGCGTAAATTCTTAGAGTATGATCAAACTCTACATAAATCAAAATACATTAAAAGTTATATAACATCATGTCGAAAACCACTGAAGTAACAGATACAGAGAAACGCATATACAATAAGTACCTTGCGATTAGTCGATCATCAGTCAACAAACCATTTAAACTCCGAAAAGATTTTACTAAGTTTGAGGAAGATAAAAACTATATACACGTACACAAGTTATCGTATTTTTTCAAAAAATACCCACATGTGGATCAAGATGACTTCTTCAAAGCACCCTACGACATATACACAGACACAAACACTGTATTTGACTTAAAGTTTTACACATCACAACGCGCTCTGAAAGTGTACACAATGTATATACAAAAAAGAAGAGTACAACACCCAGATACAGATGATCAGTTATTTTCCATAAAGAAATCTTTAGAATATATACTCACTTTCTGTACTAAGAATAAAATTAGTGTATCTGAATACACCGATCATGCGACTGGAGATATACCCACATACATTAAGCACATAAAGCATGGCAACGTCAATGTATACACAATGTTTGGTTTCGCTAACTTCGAGTCTACGCTGAAAAGTGTACCTGTCGATATCTTAAAATTTACACTCGGTGATATATATCAAAATATACCGAGATTGAGAACTAATTTTCAATCATCAAAACTAGCAAAGGTTTTCATCTCTGCCGGTATCAACAAAATCACCACCGCAATTAAAATATAGTTGCAATCAACACCAACACCAGTATAATATATGTTATGAGTATGTTCAATAATTCAATGTTTGACTCGATCAAAGACGCTTTAAATAAGCAAACCACAGGAAGTCGTTCCGGTATTTCAGATATAATAAGATGTGAGAAGGGTAATAGTTATACACTTCGTCTACTTCCTAATATCGAGGACCCGTCCAAGACTTTCTTTCACTACTTCGTTCATGGATGGGAGTCATTAGCAACTGGTCAATATATCAGTTTCGTGAGCCCTCAGACATTCGACGAACGTGATCCTATCGCGGAGTATAGATATAAAGTATACCGTACTGGTGATGCAGCAGATAAAGAGAAGTCTAGAGCGATCATCCGAAGTGAGAAGTGGTTGGTTAACGCATATGTTGTGGATGATCCATCCACTCCAGACAATATTGGCAAAGTCAAGGTGTTGAGATTTGGAAAACAGCTTCACAAGATTATTATGGACGCTATTTCCGGAGAAGACAAGGATCAATTTGGTTCTAAGATATTCGATCTATCTGACGCTGGTTGTAATCTGAGAGTACGTTGTGACGACCAAGGTGGTTTTCCAACTTATGTGGCTAGTAAATTTCTGATGCCATCTGCTATTCCTGGTATTGATGCAGATAGTGTGTATTCATCTACCACCGCGCTGGATCAGGTGTTTAGTATCAAGAGTTATGATGAACTACAAGCATCATTAAATGAACATTATCACTGTTTACCACCTGGTACGGTAACTGAATCATCTAGTGTTGAATCAACACCAAGTGTAGTATCTGCTCCTGTAGAGAGTGTGTCTCCTGCAACTAAACCAATTGCAACAGACGTGGTGAAGCCATCAGCCCCAGCTGAGGATGCAACCGCAACTCCAGCAGATGATTTAGACGATGATAAGATAAAGATGTTACTCCAAGGTCTTGATGGATGATGTAGATCAGATCGCACCCACTCCGGAGTTGATAGTCAATCCGGATTTGATCGAGATGCAACAGCGTCATGAATCTAATTCAAATGATGATATTGATGCTATGGATGTTGCTTTGTTGTTCAATCGAGTTGGTTCAGAGTTAACTAAGATTGATAAACAAGGTGTCGGTAGCGGTATGAAGAAGGTCATGAAGTTAG